AGTATGGCGACTTGGTTATGAAAGCTGAGATGGGGGATGCCTCTGGTGAGTTTGGAATTAAAACGAATCCCTATTTCAGAACTCTTAGTTCACAGAACCCTCATACTAACTGGGGGGCTCTTGGTAGTGAATCTTTTGATAAGATCACTAATAATGATGCTACCAACTGGACTGCTGCTCATGGCGCTTCTTTCTATGCTGAGACAGTGAGACCAGGGAATACGAAGGGAGCCATTGGAGCTCACAAGGCTGCTCCTGATGCAGCTAATGCAGCCCTAGTTGCAGCGTTTGCCAATCCTTCTGTTAGCCTGGCTCCTATGGCTAACTCAAAAGAATGGGAAGTTGCAGCCAAAACTCCTGAAGGGGCTAAAACTGTAGCAGCTAACATCCGTGCTGCACGTGATACGTTGATTGGTATGAATGTTGCGAACACGGCTAAGATGTCTGAGCCTCTTGCTATTAAAGAGATACTGGATATTGATATAGCTGGTCAGGAACTAACCCATTATGCTTTTAACATTAAAGGTTTGCCTGATGTTGTTCAGGACAGGGTTATTCAAACCTACAAAATTCTCAAGAAAAACCCACATATTGTAAAAGAACTTGGGGCCAACTCTGTCGAGGAATATATTGCTTCATATTTGAAACCATAAAAAATGCCCCTAGCCGTCATTAGATAGCTAGGGGCTTACTTATTTATTTAATTAGAGGTTTCCCCTCATCTTCATGGAAGTACAACATAAACGCTAGATTACAAGCAGCGTGTGCAAGATGGTGAATACCAGATTCATCATCATAGACGTTGCCACGCTGATAAGCCATAATATGACGCAGACATGAAGATAAACAATTTTCATCGCTCAACCCTTTCTTCCAATTGTGGTCTCCATATTTCTGTGCTCCGAAAGAAAGGACATGGCCCAGACCTTCTATAATCTGAGGAGGAACAAGGCCAAGCCTTGGCTTCCCTTCATTATATCTCAATGCCTCATCTTTCATCCGATATACTCCAGGTATTTATTCACAGCCTTCTCTGGCACACCTTTCCCCTTATATGTGTTATACACTCTCTTCCAATAGCTAGCAAGAGCATCAACATCTTCTGCTTCAGGGATGCTGAACTTATCTCTGAGATAGTGGATTCTGGCCATTAAAATTTGATAGGATAAACTTGTTACAAGAGGATTATCAATACGATAGGTGTAAGTTCCATCCACATTAAAATTGATAAACTGCTTCAGAGCACTTCGTAAATTGGATTTATAACGAACATAGTTAACAAGAATGTCGTTCTCCGTTGCAGGCTCCATCTGGAAAATACCCCTGGCCGGTCCTTTAATCTGATAAAGGTAGTGTCCTCCAAGCGACTCCGTTGCAGCAGTAAGGATCAAAAGCTCTTCTGCCTCAGGAGAATAAAGATTAACTGGCGTTAGCACTTCTTTAATAAGTCTTCGTAAATCAGAATGGACCATCGAACCTCCAAGTTTTGTCAATAAAATGAGGGAATTCAAGTTGGTATTTGAGACACATACAGAACTTCTTCCATTCCTGTAGCTTATGAGTTGCTCTCTGTTTAACCATACCTCTAAGAGCTTTGTAGTTGGTACAAACAATTCGCCTCTGTAAGAAGGCTTCAGGTAGATTTGCCTTTGCTCCAACCAAGTCGTTGTCTTCGATAAGGGTATTGAGAAGTTTGATTGTTTCATCAGAAACAAACCCTTCAAAATTGTTTTGTGTAAGGGGTCGTCTTGTAAGCGTATGCATGGTTGATTCGCTCTGTTTCGTAACCCCTGCTCTATATGTGTCAAACTGACTCCACCAATAGCGAGGGGCGTTAATGTTAAGCCAGACACACATAGACTCCAAGAACTTGTTATGTCCTCCATCCATATCTGACAGCTTCTCTGCTGTCTTAGACATCCTATTAATATCAGCATTATAAGAAAGGCTGATACCAAGAAGTGCTTCTTCATAACCACATTCCTTTAATACAATTACTTCCATTTATTCTCCACTACTTTTTGATTACTGCTTGCTAAAGTTATCCCTAACACAGGTTCAACATAAGATGGAAGCTCTTTTTCATACCATCCGGTCTTTATATAGGAGATTGGTAAACCATAGAAACAAGGGTTCAGAGCTGCATATCTTGTAAACAAGACAAGAGGTTTTCCATAACTAGCAACCCATTGAACAAAGGATGCAAACTCTTCTGGGTTCTGATCTTGAGGTTCACCTCCAAGTAGCCAGACATATTCCACCATGTCATTCATAAGCAAGTGGTCTATCTCATTCATAATAGTTTCAACTCTAAACCCAAAACTAAAATCCCAGAGGATTTCATTATGGCAACCGGGACAGTGAGGAGGCGTACAACCAGAGAAATAGATTTCTAAAGATTTATGGTTGGTATTGTATTCTAATCCTCCAATATGCATTTCTCTTCCCCTTGTAAGAAAGGACAGTCGGGATGCACTATATGAGAGTTTGTTATTTTCTCTGGTCCATTCGAGAACATGCATACATACTCCTCTGGTGTTTCATTACAAAAAGGGCAATTATAACAATCTTCTATTCGTATTGTAATTTCCATTTAATCGACCTCCTAAGATCAATTGTAAGCCACGCTAATATACAAGTGGATACTTAGTACCTAATTGCTATTAGCGTGGCTGAGAGACGCTCTAAGTGGCGTAAAACTGCCTATTAGGCCAGTCATATGTTTTACGTTCTGGGTTCCAATGAGCAACATTTGTAAAGAAGCCAACAACACGTGTCGTCACTTCCTTCACACTCTTTCCGCAAACAGGACAGTTGTCACCATCAATCCAGACATGACCATTCACACATCTCTTAATTGCGTAGTTTACAGCCCAATAGACAACGCCACACTTAGCAGCATAGTCCATAAGCTTCACCATTGTATCAACAGATTTAATCTTTTCTCCTACGTTGATGTGGCAGATTGCTCCTCCAGAACAAAGGCCATCAAACATACCTTGGAGTTCAAGCCTTGTAAGCATATTCGCTGGGACAGTGAGAGGAATAAACTGATTACTGTAAAGATGATACTTATCATTGAATCCAAGCATCTTATCTTTCTTAGCAAGTTTGACAGCACTGCTCTCTGCAGGAACCTGTTCCATATTATGAGGCGCCTTAAACTCTTTCTCCCAAACATCATTGCAATTGTTAATGTGCATGAGGATGCCAGCAGCAAGGTCCTGTCCTTCATGGGTCAGGATACTGAGGCCAGCAATTTCAACAGCCTCATTCAAACCAGTGAATCCAACAGTTGAATATTGTTTATTCAAATCCATATGACCCAAATCGTATAGAGGCATTGCTCCCAACTCAATGCGTTTACGAATGATGCGCCTCTTACACTCATTGATAATAGCAATCTCTGCTACTTTCTCTTCAAGGAGCTTATAAAAAACCTCCGACTCGAAGCCATTAATCCTAGAAGCTTTCACAGCAAGTCTAGGAAGGTTGAGGGAAACAACACCAAGACTACCAATTTTAGTTGATCCTGCTCCAAAGGAGTTGAAGTAGGGGTTGTCTGTGTTAGAGCGGAGTCTGCAACACGAGGACAGGGTAGAAGTTTTGCCCATATACATGTTAATAAAACCAAACTGAAGATTCATACTGGCGATGTTCTTCTTAAACTCTGTGTCGATAATTTTATTATCATCGTCAGTGGCAAAACACGCTGTTACAACAGGGAAGGTGAGAGGTGAACGAGTAAGCTCCTCATTCATAGCTTCCAGGAAAATCATCTGCAAAGCCTCAACATAATCTGCTGAAGCTTTAATATCATCTAAAGAATAGTCTTCACACATCCTATCAAGGAATAGCCTATCGTACACAGAGACATTAGTGAAGGGGCTTTGGTTGCCCCTAAACTCCCAATTGATTGTGTAGATGAAGGATGTAAGTTGTTCTTTAAGATAGAGCAGAGGTTCATAGATTCGTACATGTCCGTCAAAACCTGTCTTGAGAATCTTTCTATAATAGAGGGACGCTACAATTAGGAAATCAGCGAGTCCAGTTGCTCCGAGAGTGCTGTTAGCTGCGTACACCGTGAACTGTTCAACTTGACGGATAAAGGAGACAAGAGATTTCGGAGGCTGGATACGCATTCGGGAAGACATAGACAGCCCCGACAAGGCGATGTCGTATGTCGAATAGTTAAAACAATAAGGTCGTCCGACATCAGTGAAGTCGTTAATGTATATTCCACCACACAACTGCTCCTCAATAATCTTATTAGCGGTGGCTAAACCAAAACCTTTTTTGATTTCTTTCCACAAAAGATAATAGCTGTTATAACGGCTAAGAGGTTTAGCGAATTCAAAGTTCCATTCAATCACAGACTTGGACGCCACATTAGCGTTGGCGTCCACTGAGAATTCTGAAACAGGCCCGGCTCCTTTGAAGAAAGATTTAGCAAACTTATCCAAATCCATCTGATCTCCAATACCATCAGCCGTAAACATATTACGACCATACTTAGAAAACAGATGCATCATCAAGTCTGAAAACTCGCTCTCCCATCCAATCTTAAAATACATCCTTTCTCCTTAGGCTAAATCTTCCATTGCTTTATCATAACCATCCCACTTATCAACACCTGCTCCCTGAAGAGCAGCGAGTATATGAGAATCCTTTTCAAGTTCTTCTAACGCATCCCCATCAATAAGAACTTCACTATATTTCATATGCAAATAGAAGTATCTAGGAGGGACAGTAATCTCCCAAAAACCCCCTGAAGCAGAATATAAAACAGTGATTGTCTTCTTATTGATCTTTTCAACCGAAGCGTAGGTGACAAATCTTTTCCCATCTTCATCCGGGACGAATGCACATACCCTGTCCCCAACCCTTATAACACCACTGTGATGATAAAATACTTTTTCTTCAGCCATTATAACGCTCCAAATATTTTTCTTCAGAAATCAAATCTTCATATGTAACCCACTGGTCGAGTGCCCCATCTGTGACCTTATATTCCTGGTAGTTCCAAATGTCTACCTCTGGATCACCCATTCTGTTTTCTTTGACATACTCAAGCACTTTCGCTTTTAGAGGGAAAGAACTCCTGTCGAAGTAGTGAGCACATCCAACACAATCAACAACATAAACAGTTTCTCCAATTTCAAACATCTGTTCCATATCCCTCTCCTATACAGCGTTAGCTAAAATGTTTTTACGTTCTTCCATATTGTTTTCTGTGTAACGAGAACGAGACCATCCACCACAGTTATTACAGCGATAACGCTGATACTTACTCACCTGAGTGAAGTAGAAACCTCTTCTCTGAACAGAGCCACCACACTTAGGGCAGACAGGTTCTTTAGGATTATCCACCATAACATGGGGATGATCGTCCATCCAAGGCAGGAGTTTTTCATACACCTGTTCAAGTGTAATGACATCCTGAACATTGTATGTCTTCATAACATCCCAAGCTTTAGGGTTCATAAGAAGGCACTGCTTCCACAAATCAAAACCAGGAAACTCTTTATGATCGTCCTTAGGAGCAACGCCAAGATACTCAGCAATGTAAGCAAGCTTATTCATTTCAAAATTAAACAGACGTTTAGCAATAAGGCAGGTATCAACATGTTTGATAGGGCTAAATGGTCCATATCCAAGTTCAACTGCTCGGCTCCTAATTACAGGAATATCAAAACGTTTACCGTTATGTGTTACGATAATATCGGCAGCATCACATAAAGCTACAAGGTCTCTGATAAGAACTCGTTCAGGGGCGTCCATCCAAGATTTTGTAAAGATGCGATCATTCCCATACCATTTAGCAGCATAGCACATTACTTCACTATGTCGAATAAACTGGTTTACACCTACATTCTGTTTCCATGCTCCCCAAACATACGCGAGATTTGGGGAGGTTTCAATATCTAAAACAAGTACATTTTGTGCCATTAAGACATAACTCCTGTGTGTCCAAAACCTTTATTACCACGTTCAGTGTCTTCTAACGTATCAACATTCATAACCCATGAAGGTACTACAGGTAACACTGTAACCTGTGCAAACCTCTCACCTCCAACAAGTTTGGCAGTAAAATCGCTGAAGTTAAACACTTTCACCTTCACTTCACCACGATAATCGGTGTCGATAATGCCTATGTGGCAGAAGAGATTGTCTCTAAATCCGTGGCCTGAACGAAGGGTGACAAGTCCAAATGTTTTCGGAGGGAACTGAAGATGCACACCTGTCGAAACAATAGCCGATCCAAAAGGAGGAATAATAGTTGTTTCGCTACAAGCAAGATCGTATGCTGCAGCTCCTTTTGTTTTCTTTTCTAAAGGATAATTACTAACACATTTAATAAGCATTTGCCACCGCCTGGGCTTTAACATGAGGTGCTTCAAGGGAAGCTCCGTTACCAACTGTGTAAGTGTAGGGCCTATCAATCAATTTTGTTTCCTGCGTTGTTCCACACTCCTTACAGGTCCAGAAATTTTCAGTGGGCTTCTTGTCAATATTCGTGTGGCAGAAAATACATTTCATACTTTGTTCCTTATGCTCTTGAAGAAAAAGCTGCAATAAAATAGTTCCACAGGGCAGGCCAATATTTCTTGTCAGTGTTCGTAATATATGCTTTTACATTATCCCAACACTCTTGCTTTGAAGCCCCGCCAATCGTAAGGTCTTCTACAATATTCACCATGATGTTAGCCTGATTGCGAAGCCTAAGGCAATCATCTTCCACCTGATTGAATGTTGGATAGCCGTTCACCTCAAGTATTTTTGAGACGTTTTCGTTCATCTTTCTCCTCTTTACATTTTAACTCATGACACTCCCTACACAAAAGCTGAAGGTTACTAGCGTCACAAAATAATCTTTTAATTACCTCATCCCACGAATCAAACCCAGATGTAGGCACAACAGGATTGATATGGTCAACAGCAATGTTTTTAACTCTTTTTACTTTTCCATTTTTTAATGTAACAACAGCCGTAGCTGGCACTTCATTACCACAAGCAGCGCACTTGTACACTCCACGACTAACTCTCGCATTTGATTTAACATGATTGACAGGCGGCCAACGCATAGACGCCTTTCTTAGAATAGATTTGATATACGAGTGAAACGCTGATTCACTCATCACTGTTTGGTGCAATAGGTGGCTCCCACATTTTTAATGTTCCATCTTCATTTAATTCCCTTACCATCCACAACAACTGAGCTTGTTCTTTTAATCTCTCACCCCCTTTATCGTTTCCATATACTTTATTATATGCATCTAAAACAATTTTGTGACATTCAATTTCTGATGTTGCGTCTTTAAGAAGGTTAAAAGCTTTCTGATCTCCTGCTCCTTTCAGGCCAGGGATGTTGTCAACGGGGTCGCCCATTAAACATTGTGCGTAAAAGAATTTTATTCCTGCACCTCTACACTTATACACCATATAAGGTTTCTTTAGAGGATTCTCAGGAACTACTTCTCGTGAGGAGAGAGTTAAATAACCAAGCTCATCTACATATTCTTTCTCTTGCTCCTCCTGTGCTCCTCTTTCCCATCCATAATGCCAGCCAGGAACCTGCCTAAGGTCTTTGTCTCTTGAACAAATGATTGTCTCTTTGCCCTCCAACATTGCTTTGGTTTGGTACATTGCCATTCCATCGTCTGCTTCATACCCATCACAGATAATACAATCCCACCTTGCAGGAATATAAACACGAATGTTGTCATAATGAAAAGGTCTATTTTCGTGCTTCCTATTTCCTTTGTAAGGCTTCGTAACAGCTATGTCGTATCTGAAGTTATTATCTGAGCTAAGAAAGACGAGAGGGGGCTCTGAGGCCCCAGAAGCGGCACATATGTTAATCATACTTGCCTCTAATAAACTCTCCACATAATCGAATGGAGCAATGCCTCCCGACATCCACCCAACTTCTGCTGAGGAGGCTGCCTCATAAACTAATATGTCTCCATCTAAAAGAGGTTTCACGATTCATACTCCGCAAGTTCTTTTTCAAGGTTGCTGATCTCTTGCTGTAAATCTTCTATTCTTTCAAGAAGACGTTGATTCTCCCTCCTCTCTGCTTCAAGAAGTCCCATAGCTTCATCAAATTCTTCTTTATATGATTGCTTTTTATTCGGCTCTTCTATAAGTCTGTAATCAAACACTGGCATATCTCGCAAATTCATTTTGTTCATATATCCTCCTAAAGGGGCCAAAGCCCCTTATTATTAGAACGGTGCGTCATCCATTTCATTCATATCTTCACGAGGCTCCTGAGGGCTATCAGAAGAAGCAGCGCCATCAGGGCTGTTAAGGAGCTTATCAAGTTTGCTCTTAGGAAACTCAAGATTGGCCTTAATCTTATTCTGAATAAATTCAGGAAGGGAGAGGAAGGTTTTAACATCCGGGGCCTCAAGGTCAAACCATCTCGGCTCATTCTTGAGCTCAGGGACAGGCATCCCGGCCATAGGCGGCGACACCATTGAGATGTTAGAATAGACATTACCATTCTTCTTACTGACGTTATGAACAATAGTGACAAGACAAGGCATATTAAGCATTTTAATAAGGTCGCCATTGTATTTATTCTCCGGATCAATTGCCTTAATACGCTTTGTTGACTTAGCCAGGTCAGCCTTCATGTTATTAAGGGGAAAAGACTCACCAACCCAACGAGGCTTAGTGGTGTCATCGTTTCCATTCTCATCCTTCATAAAGACATTGGTGAGTTCGTAAGTAAGATTTACCTCACGCTTAGGTTCCTTCTGCTGTCCGTTAAACTCCTGAGGTTGTAAGCCAAGATCAATAACCTGCACAAGACGTGCCATGTAAGTTCCAACAGCAATAGGTTCCTGTTTAGGTCCGCTAGCCATAGGTGCTGTAGCTGCATTCAAAGCCATATTCTATTCTCCTTTAATGTGTTTCTGCCCAATTATTACCAATGTCACTCTCACCTTTATGTGGGCAATTAATCTTATAAAACCTACCAGCCCACGCTATACAATCTTCGGCCAATTTTGCAAAATCTTTTGCAATATCTTCTTTCACTTCTGCCTGGAACTCATCCTTTGTGTTCAAGTTGTGTCGCTAATACAACTCCGCTTTCGCTGCTTTATGTTGCCATAAAGAACAGACTATATCATCATCTCATAATGAGATGCTCCCCATTTCGAGCCGCTTGGCCCTACGAGCTTCCGCTCTAGTCGTTGAACCTTCCTAGAATATGTAATCTTTAGAGATATGGCACCAAGTTCTGTGTGCTTTAATAGGACGAATCAATGTATGATAAGGATACCCAGTTATATCTCTAATATATGAAGGGGAACAACCCTCTTCCAATAACAAGCAAATCTCATGGACCCAGTGTTCACAGGCAATCGCTCTTCCGTTATTCGTACCTGAGTTATCTTTATTCCCTGAGTCCCATGTTTTTTGATTGTTAGCAGATTTAGAAAGCCATTGTAAATTTATAAGGCGGTTATCATGACGGCAATTGTTAATATGGTCTACCTCGTAACCCAAATCAGAATAATCTCCTAACCATGCTAGTGCTACGATTCTATGAACACCCATAGTAATCCATTGATTGTTTACTTTAACCCAAACAATCATGTAACCTTTATCTGTTTGCCGCTCAGATATAAACTTTTGTTGTTTAATTGAGTATATCCTACCATCCTTATAAACACGATAGTCGTTCCAAATTACGTATTTCATTCTTTCTCCTGTTTTTGGATTATTCATCCGTTATATTCTAGGCTTGGCTGCTGATTATCCATAAAGGACTTCCCAGCAATTAGAGGAGTTATTCGATGTGTGTCGCCACACAAAGCCACAATTTATTTATGGTACCATACTAAGAAAGCCCAGTTTTCTCCAAAAGGACCGAACCTTTTTGTAGCCTCGTCATACAGCTTGCAATAAGCTGCACTCATCATGATGGCTTCGTCAGACTGAAGAACATAAACGAGGATGGCGTGTTCAGATTCAATAAGAATTGGTCTTCCATCCAAACCTTTAATCCATCCATTGTAAAACTCAGGACGACCAAACTTTCCTATTTTAACTTTAGCGTTACTCCTCCATTCTTCTTGTAAACTGTCCACTAATTTCTGAAATCCAGGGGCCACTCCGAAGATGGCTTTCTTAATTAAAGCGCCGACAGAAGCATCCCTACCCACAGACCTGCCAAGCTTCCCATCAGAAGCGCCGAACAGAGCAGCATAATTAAGTGTTTTCGCCTCATGATAAGATACGTCAATTCCTGCGACCTCCTTAATGGCCCTTTGATTAACATAATGGATAGTCGTTTTATCCGACTTCTTCCCCTCCAAAAGTGTTTTAGTAAAGAACTCGTCTCCAACACGCGCAGCAAGCATCCTGTTCTGACATCCAGCAGAGTCCGTGCCCACAATGACGTAGCCAGGTTTGCTCGTAAAACAAGCTCGCATTTGCTTTCCGTAAAACGTCTCAAGCCCAGGAACATTGACGATGATGCCGTGTTTCGCCCTACCAGTGGTTGCAAGCCCCGTGACTCTGCCATGTATCCTACCATCCTCTTGTATGTGTTCAAACCATCCCATAATTTGGGAGCGTCTATGCTTGCATTGGACACGTTTCGCAATCATCTTACCCATCCCGCCTTCAACTCCCTCAAAAGGATCGTCTTTATCAAGCTTAGGGGATGTGCGTTTGTTATCTGCATCTGTGTTCCATTGTGCAGGAATCCATCCAAGAGAAAGAAGAAGGTCTTTCAGTTCGTTGGGAGAATCAATATCTACTGGTCTAATTTCTATACGACTATGAGGGCCAACAATCCTAGGTTTATGCCCACTGTTCTCTATAAACCTTGTTACGTGTGCATTATATTTTCCATTTTTTAGGAAAGGCATACGAACATAAGAGAAACAATCCCCATCGTCTCTGACCAAATGGAGATTTCGTACCAACGGTTGCCAATATTTCTCGTCATTTGACACCGTTTTCTCAAGCCTAATTGTTCGTAAAGGTAGCTTTGACTGAAGGCGAATAGCGATAGTGTCAATAATATCGCTGAGATGATTAACGCAATCTGTTGCGTGTTGTTTATCAAAAAGCCATCCATAGTCCTCCTGTTGCTGGAGAATCGAGAACAGTTTGTGAGTCATATCCATTGGACGATAGGGCGCATCAAACCATCCACCAAACTCTTCAGCTTCTTTTACAAGTTCGTTGTAAACTAAATGGAGAATTTCAACATCCTCAGCACACCTATGAAGCATTTCTTCAGAGAAGTTTTCCCAATCATTATGTTCGGGTTTACCCCTCCCCACTCTATAACCCCAAGCCTCAATACTATGTGGGGCTTTTTTATATGGACAGTTTATAGGAGAGGTTCTTTTAGGGTTTAACACTCTTGACATAATCAATGTGTCCAACACTTTCTTTGGGAATGAATATCCCAAAACCTTTTTCATAGCTGGTATGTCGAAACCTACAGCGTTATGGATGATGAGTACATCAA